GCGGAAGTAGATTTTCCCCATAATCCCATGTTGTTTCTCCTTATTAATAAGTTTGTTTAGTTATATAACTGTAACTATTTATAACCTATCTTCCTTAGATCAGCAATTGCTTGGTTCGCTGATTTATATTTGACAGGTATACCTTTGTTTTTCTTCCATTCTTTTACATTACGACCATAATCATCAATCAATACACTACCATTTGCATAGATTTTTTTCTCTGCTCTACGCACTAAATGGATTCTACTTGCGTCAGTAAGTCTCAAATTTCTTTGAATCCATAACATTTTTCCCTTACGACTATTCTTATCGTATGGTGCATATGCTGAAAGTATGTGTGGATTGTATTTTTCTATGTATCGCCATATTTTTTTACCATCTTTAGTCCATGGTAATGTAGGCCAAAACATAGGATAATCTTCGACAGGTTGCCATTTAGAATCAGTCATAGGTGCTGACAGCCAATCTTGTGCGTCAGTATAACCTGCTGTCTGCATTGGTCCTGGCATACTAGGATCTTTTGACTTCAACTTAAACATATTTGCTATGCCTTGTGCAAAGTCACAAAGAACACCGTCCATATCACAGTAAATAGTAGGGAGACTATCTGCTTCTTGGACTAATGTTATTCCTCGAATAGTCTCCGCCAAAGCGGAGTATTGCATTACTTATCTATCGCTTTACTAATCGCTTGTCTTCTTTTATGAAGATATTTGTCTGATGAATCAACATCGCCATCATTATCAATGTCTTTGTCTTTTCTATCTTTAAATTTCTTTTTTACTGCAACTGGATTAACTTTATCCATTTCTTGTTCAACATTATATTTTTTACCTGCAAAAACAAATTCTTTTTCGCCTTTTTCTTTTGCAGCCATTACTGCTTTTCCAAATGCGTTTCCTTCGTCATCAATTTGTTTCATGAGAGTATCTGCTTGTTTTTTATGTAATCCTTGTGCTTTTTTTAAACCTTTGACTACATCTTTAACATCTGGAGTATCTTTGTCATCTAGTTTTTCAGCATAGACTTGTGCTAAAGCTGCTTTCATAGATTGTACAGTAAACTCTTTTGCTTTTGTAAAAGTCTCACCATGTATTTTTACTGGATCAGAATGCTTTTCACCTTTAGCATCTTTTTTATTTTTGTCTCTCATATCTTCAGCATCATCTTCTTTTTTCATATCATCATTATGACCTGGCTTATGTTTTGCTTTAAGAGGTTTCATTGCCTCTGATTGTTCTTTTTCTTTTTGTGCTTGTGCAGCAACACTATCCTTTACTTCTGGTTTACCACCAACTAAATCATTTTGTTTAGTAGTGATATCAGCAATAGTAGCAGCTAGAGATCCTTTCTTTGGTTCTCCAAAGTAGGTAGGATTCCAACCTAATGTTTTTTCGTCTTTCATTTTAGTCTCCCTTAAAATTTTATCTTACCACGCTTTGCGGTAATCTTTAGTTTGTCTCTTACCATGTCCACAACTTCTGGTGGCATCATGTAATTTAACATCATAGCAATAGAATTTTTTTCTTCTCTACTACCTTTCATCATCTTTTGTATTCTGTTGATCACTTGAGGTTCAACACTTTTAAATTTACTTTTCTTTTCCTCATCTAATGAAAATATATCTAGATAGGGTATCAATTCTTCTTTTATCGAAGAAAACTTCATACCATGATTAACAACTAAACTTGCTTTTGCAGCTGATGATAGGATTGGTATATCTGCTTTTACAAGTGCCTGTAATTGTGGCTTACCCATTCTCATCATCATCTTTCTTAATTGTGTAAATCTTGCAGGTTGTAACTCTGTATGATGTTTGCCTCTTAGTGGTTCATATTCTTTTTTCAATCTTTTAATTTGAGAAGATGTAAATTCATTCATAAATTCACTTTCTTCCGTCATGAAACTTCCATCAATTTGATCAATATTTGCCATGAACTTAGACAATTGTTTACCATTGCCTGAGATTTTATATACATTATTACCTGATTTTTTTACTTTAGCGCCAGCTCTTGTTGCTACTGCGTTCATTTGTTTTTCAGCTTGACGATCAAGACCAGTTTTAGTATCGTATGATTTAATTGTCACCGTTGCTTCATTAACATCATCTTTCAAATCTTTCTCTAATTCATCTGCTTGTTTAGCATGTGTCTTAGACCCTTTTCGTAAGTTCTTGACTAATTTTTTTACTGCAGGTTCGTCTTCTTTATCTAATGCTTCTTCACCCCTAATATCATCAATTTGTTTTTTTAAATCAGCAATTCTTCTTGCTTTATCAAGTCTATCTTGTGCCTTTTGAATAGGATCATTTTCTTGCTCTTTTACCTTATTCATTTCAGCAAGAATTTCTGCCATTGATTTATTATACTTCATTGTTCTCTCCGTGTACTATTTATACTAATTATCTACTTTGGCACCAGCACGCCATTGATAACACGACCAATACCTTGCTTTATGTTTTGGTCCTGGATTATCACAATTATGTCTAGCTCTAAATGATTTTCGTCTGGCAGGATCATCTCTTTTGATAGATAAGTTTGGATCACCAAAACGAACTACTTGAACATTACCTGTTGGTCCTTTCACATAAACCTTAAACTTCTTGTTAGGGTTTTCGCTAGTTCTTATAGGATCGTTTAGTTTTACAGTTTTACCTTGATATTCAGCTTCTGTAATCTCTAGGTCTTCATATAAATCGCATGTTTCACAAATATGATCTATACGTTCTACCTCTTGTAATGATTTTACTTTACTCATATTACCCTCGTACTTTCGCTGCTAAGTCTTTATCTGCTTTACCCCAAGTGCCACTTGACTTAGTAACAAAGCTGTTCACTCTCGCCATACCCCATTGTTGTGGTGTAGTTCCTGGTCTGTGACCTGTTCGCCATGCAGCCATACCTCTGTTATATACTTTCATCAAGATACCATAAGGCATACCAGATTTTTCTGCTTTCTTTTTTACACCTGCATTTTCTGATAACAACTCATCAAACATTTCAGATACAGTTTGATCTAGTTTCACTCTATACTCTGTGCCATATTGATCTTTGTATTGTTCGATTGTTTCGTCTAACTCTGACCATGCTTTTATATCTTTGATTTCTTGTTGTACATCTTCACCAAACTTTTTCTTAAAAGCAAGTGTATGTTTAGATGGTTTAGTTTTTCCAGTAGCGTCACCTGGTGCTGGTTTGTATGCAGCAGGATTGTCATCATCCATCTTTGTACCTTTTTTAAAGTGTGCGTCTCTAGCTGACTTTGTAGATTTTGACATTTTACCAGCATAATACTTAGCAGGTTGTGTGCCTTTCTTATCTTTTACATCTGGATCTTGTCTTACTTCTGGATCTTCACTTGCAGCTTTGGCTCTTGCCATTTGTTGAGGAGTAGGTGCGCCTTTCTCACCTTTCTTTCTCATTCTTTCGCCACGCTTTCTTTTCATGTGAATATTATGCCAAAGACCTTTTTCTTCAATAGTATCTTCTTTAATAGGTTTTACTGAACCTGTTTTAAGTTTATTATAATTTTTCTTTAAAAATTTTTCAGCTTTACCTTTATCAGTAGTTACTAATATTTCTTTTTCATCTTTGTCTAAAACTCGATAATGCATTACTCTACGACCACGAACATCTTTTTTCAACATAGAAACATATGGCTTGATACCTTCTTCAATATCAACTTCTTCAAACATTTTATTCAATACTTTATGATAACCTTTAGAACCCATTGTCTTTTCTAAATTTTTTATATCTTTCTTTTCTTTAGGTGTTAATAAAGTAGTCTTATCTAATATTTTTTTAAGATCATTTAAACTTTTCTTTTCATCAAGTTCTACTTCTTCAAACTTTTGAAACTTTCTAGTAGTAACTAATTTTGCATAATCTCTCACTTGTCCTGGTGTTGTAATATTAAATGTTCTTTGTGTATGTATTTGTGCCGCATTGTCTGGTCCTTGTGACCAAGTATCTACATTTGCAATCTTTGGTTGACCTGGTGTTACAATAGGTAACTTTCGTTTCTTATCTTTCTTTTCATCTTTTTCAGTTTCGTCTTGTTCTCTATCAACGCCTGTTTTTTGTGCGTCTTTTGCTGAATTGATTTCTTCTTCAAAAGATTTAAAAGATTTTAATTCTTTAGCATTTTTTTGTAATACTAGTTTCTTTTTGTCAACATCTTCAACTTGTATCTCGCTGTCAATATTGTTTGCTGGTGTGATTTCATTTAACCATGCTTTTTCTACACCACCATCTTCCATTTCATATTGTACATAATTTGGTCCACGTTTAATAATCTTACCAACATTTCCATTGTTATTGTTTTCAACCATATCACCCATATTAAATATTTCATTGTTGTGATAGTTTTCTCTTATCATTCTTAATCCATCATCTTCTGGTGCCATCGCCTCGTTCACTCCCA